AGCTCGCATTGGTAGGATTCTCCGCGCTGGTAGCCCTCAAGGTTGTGTTCTCCACTCGGTTCGTGGATGCAAACCGCAAGCAGTTTGGTGATTAGTTCATGGGTCATGTTTCGCTCTCCGTAAGCGAGTGGATAGGTGGATGCCCCGCACGCAGGGCATGGGCCTAGCTACTTGCCGAGCGCGCCGGCAATCGCTGCGTACAGAACGCATGCGTAGTCCCAGCTTGGCGGAGCCATGCCCGCATCTATAGCGGCTTGTTGCATTGCCCAGAAAATTTCTTTGGTCATTTCGGCCTCGAATAAGAATTTGGTAGGGGCGCTGGACTCGAACCAGCATTCACTAAGCAACTAGCTTTAGGCTCCTGAAGCCTCCCCCGTTGATCAGTAGGTCACGCCAGCAGCTTCAAACCAGTCGCGGGCTTCTTGTTCGCAATCGCTGTCGCTGAGAATTCCTTCCACGGAAAGAATCCAGTAGGCGATGAACTCGTCGGTGAATTCGCCGCGAATAAACTTTCCGCCGTTTTCGTCGATCGTGAGGGCGGCGTTGTCGGCAGCAGATCCGGCAACATTCAGTACGGACAGAGGAACGGCACCCCTGCACTTCTCGAATAGTTCGCGGTTTGTTTTCGTTGTCATTTTATTCTCCGGTGTAAAATGATTGCTTATCGGTAAGCACTCTCAGAATAGCAAACGGAATATAAAATGGCAAACGAATGTTGCGAGGCGAAGGCGGAACAGGCGCGAGTCATGGCGCTATTCAAGCAAGGCCGCTCCAAGTCTGAAATCGCCGCCGAGCTTGGCAAGACCAGGGCACAGGTGGCAAAGCTGCTTGCCCAGGCAATTAGGGGTAAGGCGAATGCTGGGGCGTAAAAAAAGCCCGGATCACCGGGCCTTAGATTTGAGCGAGAAAAGCTCCCACAGCGCGGCATCCATTGCCCTTGCTCCGGATTCCCACTGCTGCCAGTTGCGCTGCGTGCGATGTACCAAGGCTGAGGCTTCGGCAGTAGAAAGCCCGGCAGACTCGCGGGCCTGCCGGATTTCAGAGGGGGTTGGTGCGGTCATCTCAGCGATTGGCGGAAGAGTTGAGAAAAGATTTCACGTCTGCCTCGTTGAAAGCCTCCGACAGTTCGCCACGGTCAGAACCTTCAATTTCCCATCCATGGTGCATGCCGCAGATACAGCCTTTAACACCGCACATGTGATTGCCGACGCGCTTTGCTTGTGCTGGCGAGAGAACGATTCCGCCGTGCGGATCAATCTTGGCGCGAATGGTTATTTCGCTCGCGTTATGGAATCCGCCGCTGATGGTGATTTTCTTGGTGGTGGTCATGATCTTCTCCGGTTGATCGGGTTGCGATGCGCTACCCATGACTTCAATATAGCGAACGCTGTTCGCTTATGCAAGAGTTATTTTGCATCGAATCAAAATAATTTTGTGAGGGCCGCATGATCGAGCAGTTAGCCATCGCACTAACTGGCGTAACCGCCATTGTCCTCGTCCAGTCCAAGAGCGAGCGACTCCGCAGGTTCGCGTGCATCTTCGGTTTATTCGGTCAGCCATTTTGGTTCTATTCAGCGTACCAGGCCGAGCAATGGGGCGTATTTGGCCTATGCGTGCTTTACACGGCGGCATGGGGGCATGGCTTCATGGCGCATTTGGTTCGGAGGGCTGGGTGATGGCTGAGAGCGCCAATGGCGAGGTCAGGGTAACGACCGATAGCGTAATGCTCTCCATCGTCGGGCTACCCAGCGAGGACTGGACGACATTCGAGTTGGCCGCCGCTATGCGGGTGCCGGAGTACCCGGTAAGGGCTGCCGTGTCATGGCTGCTGGTGCGCAAGGTGCTTGAGGTGTCAGGAACCCGCAAGGGGTATTACTGGACAGGCCGCAAGCGCAAGACCTACCAGAGCAACACCTACCGGCTCAAGGGCCAGGGCAAGGTGGATTTCAATACGCTGAATATGGCTTTTGTTTATGGGCGGTAAGAAGGTCGCCGTTCGCGGGAAGGCCGGAACTTCGTTGATGTCGGCAGAGGATAGACGCATAGCCTTTGTCGAGGCGTATATGTGCAATGGAAACAATGCAGCAAAAGCCGCTCTACAAGCGGGATTCAGCCCAAAAACGTCTGCTGTTCAGGGCGGAAGGTTGTTAAAACATGTTCATGTTCAACATCTTTTGAACAGTCGGCGAACAGTTATCGCTGAGAACAACGAACTTTCAACGAACGAAATCATGGCGGACATGGCTCGGGCTCTACGTTTCGACCCGCGCAAGCTGTATAACAAAGATGGAACACTGAAGCCGATTCATGAGCTGGATGATGACACGGCGCTTTGCTTGACTGGGATCGAGGTGGTGGCCATGCCATCGCCGGATGGTGAAGGCGATACGCCGCTGTTCGTCAAGAAATTGAAGTGGGAGAGCAAGGCGACCGCCCGTGACCAGGCGCTGAAGGTGTTCGGGATGTACGAGAAGGACAACAAGCAGAAGGCCGGCGCGCTGGATGGCCTGCCGCGAGAACTGATTCAATTGATGGTCGATCGGCTGAAGGTGTTGAGCAATGTTCAACGCTAGCGATGTCGATGCGTTCATTCTGTCGTTGCCGGAAGACGCTCGCGCTGCCCTGATGAGCGAGGCCGTGGCCAAGTTGGCCGAGCGGAAGATTGACGCTTATCGCCCCTATCGCAAGCAGAAAGAGTTTCACGCGCTTGGCAATACGATGCGCGAACGGCTGCTGCGGGCCGGCAACCAGAACGGAAAGAGCTTTTGCGTTGGCGCCGAGGCTGCCTACCATCTGACCGGGCAATACCCGAAGGCGGGAGACCCGGGATTCCCTGAAGGATGGCAGGGCCGGGTATTCGATCACCCAACGGTTGTTTGGGCATCCGGCGAGACGGCCGAGGCGACACGGGACAATCCGCAACGGGTATTGCTTGGATTGCCTGGAGAGACTGGCACCGGCTCAGTGCCAGCCGCCGAGCTTGGCGAGTACGGCATGGCATCCGGCACGGCTGACCTCTACGACTACATGAAGGTCAAGCACTACACCAACGGCGTGTTTGATGGCTGGTCGATGCTGCGCCTGAAGTATTACGCCCAGGGCCGGCGCAAGTGGCAGGGTCCGCCGGTTGATTTCGTCTGGTTCGATGAAGAACCGCCCGAAGAAATTTACGACGAAGGCTTGGCGCGGACGATTGCGACGGGCGGCATGGCGGCGATGTCATTTACTCCGCTGCAGGGTATGTCGAGTGTTGTGCTGCGTTTCCTTGGTGCCGGCTGCACGCCTGATCGCGCCGACATCAACATGACCATCGAGGATGCTGAGCACATCTCGCCGACCGAGCGGGCCAAGATCATCGCCAGTTTCCCTGCCCATGAGCGCGAGGCGCGGGCGAAAGGTATCCCGACGCTGGGTAGCGGCCTGATCTTCCCGGTCGTGGAAGACTCGATAATCATCGATCCATTCAAGATACCTGACCATTGGAAGCATATCGCAGCGCTCGATTTCGGATGGGACCACCCGACCGGCGCCGCCAAGCTGGCTTACGATGCTGACAATGACATCGTTTATTTAGTGGCCGACTACCGGGCCAGCGAACTGACCCCTGTTCTTCACGTCGCCGCGCTAAAGCCGTGGGGTGACTGGTTGCCGTGGGCCTGGCCGCATGATGGCCTGCAGCACGACAAGGGCAGCGGCGAACAGATTGCCGAGGGCTACCGCAAGAACGGTCTGAACATGCTGCCCGAGCGAGCAACATGGACGGACGGAACGAACGGCGTCGAGGCTGGCGTCCAGGACATGCTGGAGCGCATGCAGACCGGGCGCTGGAAAGTATTCAGTACCTGCCAGTCGTGGCTTGATGAGCGCCGTCTGTATCACCGCAAGGACGGGAAGATCGTCAAGGAGCGCGACGACACAATTTCAGCCAGCCGCTATGCCTACATGATGCTGCGCTTCGCCATTCCGAAGCGCGAGAAGGTTCCGGACTGGAAGCGCGCCATGCAGGCGCGCAACCGGGCAAGCTCGCAAGCGGCTTAATCAAGATTTCAACCACGGAGTAAATAGCATGAGCACTCTCCCACACCAGCAGCGCGTCATCGACGAGAAGGCCGAACTGGATTCCAAGCTCGACAAGCTGATTCCGTTCCTCAGTTCTGATACTTGTCACGCACTGCCGTTCGATGAGCGCAACCGGCTCAAGCGCCAGGCCGAGGTGATGGAAATGTACTCGGGAATTCTCGGCGCCCGCATTGCAGCCTTCCCGGCGGAGCAAATGCTAGCAGTCGCGCTATAACGCTCACAGATAACCGAGAGCGCGCCATGAACGAACCAACCACCGCAACCAACGATACCCAGCTTGCCGCCGAAAACTGGGAGCGCTATCAATACGGCGTAACTCGGGGCCATCGTGAATACACGGCAACGGCGGCGGTGTTGGAGGGCTTCTACACTGGCGGCCAGTATGACCGTGACGGGCGCATGCTGCCGGGCGGTCACTGGAACGAGGCTGATCTCCAGGTGTTGGAAGAGCAAGGGCGCCCGGCTTACGAGTTCAATCAGGTGATGCCGGCGGTCAATGCGGCGCTCGGCTATCAAATCAGTAACCGGATGGACATTGCATTCCGGCCGCGCCAGGGTGATGCCACCAAGGAACTGGCTGAAACCCGCTCAAAGGTGGCGATGCAGATTGCCAGCAACAATGATCTTCACTGGTGCGAGTCTGAGGTTTTCGCTGACGGCATGATCCAGCAGCGCGGCTATTTCGAGTGCCGCATGGACTTTGACGACAATCTGCTGGGCGAACTGCGCGTTTCCGTGCCTGATCCGCTCGACGTAATTCCCGATCCTGACGCCAAGACCTACAACCCGAGCGGGTGGTCTGATGTCATCGTCACTCGCTGGCTTACGGCGGACGAGATCGAAGGGCTGTACGGCGCCAAGGCGCGCAAGATTGCAGAAGCGTCAGGCAGTGGCCAAGTCGAGAATGCTGATTTCGGCGAACATGATGTCGACGTCACCGAGAGAAACAAGTTCGGCGGCATGAACAGCCGCTACGATGCGCAGTTCTCGAATTCAGGGATTGTGCGTTACCGCATCGTTGATAGGCAGAAGTGGGTGCGCGAACGGGCAAGCGTGGCGATTCATCCGAGCGGCGATGTTCGTATGCTGGGCGGTGACGAAACACCGGAAGCGCTGGCCGAGATGCAGGCGCAGGGCATTCAGATCACCAAGCGCATGGTTAAAAAGGTGCGCTGGCTGGTGACGACCATTGATACCGTGCTGCACAACGACTGGTCGCCCTACGACCGATTCACGATCGTTCCGTACTTCGCCTTCTTCAGGCGCGGCAAGACGCGTGGCTTGGTAGATAACGCCATTGGCCCACAGAAGGCGCTCGATAAGGGTATCTCGCAGGCCATTCATATCATCAATACGACGGCGAATAGCGGTTGGCAGGTCGAAGAGGGCCAGCTAACCAACATGACGACCGAGCAGCTTGGCGAATGGGGCGCCAAAACAGGGCTGGTGCTGGAGCGCAAGCTGGGCTCTTCCCCGCTGCAGAAGATCACCGCAAACGCGATGCCGCCAGGCGTCGACAAGATCATCGAAATGGCCGCCTACACGCTGAAGGATGTCACGGTCCCGGATGCAATGCGCGGTGTTGGCATGGCTGACGAATCCGGCATTGCTATTCAGAGTAAGCAGCACGCCTCGCAGCAGGGGCTGGCCGTACCGCTCGACAATCTGGCGCGCACGCGCAACATGCTGGCTCGCTGGTTTGATTACGCCATCACCAAGTATTACGACAGTGAGCGGGTGTTCCGCATCACCAAGACCGACCCGCGCACCGGCCAGGAGGTTGATGAGAAGCTGGCAATCAACCAGTTTGACCCGGAAACCGGCGCTTACTTCAACGACATGACAGCCGGCGAGTACGACACGGTGATTACCGAGCAGCCGATGCAGGTGACTTTCGAGAACTCGCAATTTACTCAGGTCATGGAGATGCGTACAGCCGGCGTCAATATCCCGGATAACTCAGTGATTCGCCACTCCAACTTGTCCGACAAGCACGAAATCATGCAGCAAATGGAGGGCGCCGCCACGCCACCGGCTGATCCCTTGGCCGAAGCAAAGGCCAAGCTGATTGATGCGCAGACGCGCAAGACGCTGGCCGAGGCGGTCAATAAATCGGTCGAGGGCATGTTCAGCGCCACCCAGGCGGCAAGCAATATCGCCATGAGCCCGCAGGTTGCGCCGCTGGCCGATACGTTGCTCAAGTCGGCCGGCTTTGTCGATATGGATCTGGCGCCGATTGTGCCGAGCGTTCCTGATGGCATGCAGGTAATGGCGCCCGAGTCAAACACCAACCCTTTGACGCCTACAAACCCAGCCACCGGCATGCAGCAAGGAATCGAGGGTGGCCAGTAAATGCTAGCAGTCCTCATAAAATCCACTTACGACTACACAGGAGCTACGCCGAAATGACCCTTGATGATATTGACACCCCGATTTCAGAAGATGAGCTTTACGGCGACGGCAGTGAATTGCTTGATCCGACTGAAGTAGTCAAGCCTGATCTCGGCGAAGTTGATCCAGCCAAAGAGGTCGCTCCGGTCGTTGAGCCAACCGCCGAGCCGGCGCAGGATCGCTCCCCGGTTATTCCGCGAGCCCGCTTCGATGAAGTTAACGCAAAGCTGCACGCAGAGCGCGAACAGGTTGAGGCGCTGCGGGCGCAATTAGCTGCGCAGCAACAGTCTCAACAACCAGAAGCCGTTGGTCAGGTTGATGTGGTGGCGCTTGAGAAGGAGTACTTCGCGGCAATGATGGCCGGAGAGGAAGACAAGGCCATCGAAATTCGCGGCCAGATTAACAACGAACTGTTTTCCCGCGCTGAAGCATCGGCCGCTGATCGTGTCACCAAACAATTGGGCGAGCGCGAGGCTAAATCCAGTCTCGATAGCGTGGTTGCTCAAGCGGTTTCCACGTACTCGTTCCTTGATGTCAATTCCGCTGATTCAAATACAGAGGCAATTGCTGAAGTGGTCGAGTTGCGTGATTTTTATATGTTCAAGGGCGACCCGTTGCACGTTGCGCTGAGTAAGGCTGTTGCCAAGGTTGGCCCGACTTATTCCGCGCAGTCAAATTCTGTTGCTGCTGCGCCGACTGATACCCGCAAGGCAGCCGCACTGGCTCGTAATGCACTTGATGCAATGGCGCAACCTCCCGCGCAAGTCGCTGGGGTAGGTAATCGCGCCGCCCCGCCGCAGCCAAAAATTGAAACGCAGAAGGATTGGGAGAAATTGACCGATGCCGAGCGTGATTCGCTACTAGCTTAGTTTTACGGAGGCCGGATTTCCGCCGGCCAGTTGCAACGGTTCGCCAGATAACCGCAATGGCCGCAGCGTTGAGCGTGACAACGATTCGCCAAATGGGGCAAGGCGGTAAAGGCTCCCGGTTCTCAGTCCGTTATCTGTGACTTCCGCGTGTGCGAGGCGGTATTCGCGCCGGGAGTTGGCCCGTAGCCAACGAAATGTATCCCCTTTCGTATCTACAGGAGGCCACTATGGCTTATACCGCACTGGGCGCGCAGCAGCCCGAACAAAAACGCGCATGGGTAAAGGAATCCATTCGCGTCTTCCGTGAGAACTTCTTTTTCAATAAGTTCCTCGGCACCTCTGATAACTCCATCGTTCAGCACATCACTGAACTGAAGAAGACCGAGAAGGGCGACCGCGCCATGATCGGCTTGATTGCCGACCTCAAGGGTTCTGGCATCGTCGGTGACAACGACATCGATGGTCGCTACGAAAGCTTTG